CTTACTAGTCGTCCCGACTTCTTCAACAGGGATATTCTCCCTCTGAAGAAGACGTTTCTGACCGTGTTTGGCGACGCGATGACGCGTTTGGATAAGATCATCTATGATGGTGATCTTTTCCCCAAACATGGTCCCGGCAAGACCGCTGATCGCCTAATCTGCAATCAAAAGTTCTGTCAGTTCGAATGGACTGACAGGCTTGAGTCGTTGTTCCCTTACGGGGACTACGCTCTGCCGAATTGGCGTCATGCGTACGCGCTGGACCGTGTGAACTGGCGGTCGCCCGAGGACGAGAGGCCTGTTAAGGTCACCCTCGTTCCGAAGACAGCAAGCACACCGCGAGTCATCGCCATTGAGCCAACCTGCATGCAATATATACAGCAGGCGCTCATGGTACCGCTCGTTGATCTCTTGGAATCTGACCCTAAGTCCAACTCCTTTGTTGGGTTTAGTGAGCAGTGGCCTAACCAGGCCATGGCCCAAGTGGGTTCTGAAGATGGATCGTTGGCTACGCTCGATTTGAGCGAGGCTTCCGACCGTGTGCCCAACTGGCTCGTTGAGGAACTCCTGGAGAATTGGCCTCATGTTAATGAGGCTTTCCAGGTTTGCCGTTCCTTGCGAGCCGACGTACCTGAAGTAGGGGTGATCCCTCTGCAAAAGTACGCGTCGATGGGTTCTGCTCTCACCTTCCCGATTGAGGCCATGGTTTTCACGACCGTGGTCTTGGCGGCTCTTAGTGAGAGTGACACCAAGCCCTACTCTTGGAAGGCTATCAAGCCATTTCAAGACAGTGTGCGAGTGTATGGGGATGACATTATTGTCCCCAACGCACATGCTGAAACAGTGATGCGCTCCTTGGAGTTTTACGGCTTCAAGGTGAATTCCGCCAAGAGTTTCTGGACCGGAGGGTTCAGAGAGTCTTGTGGTAAGGAGTACTATCGTGGACAGGACGTGTCAATTGTCCGGTTCCGTCAGGTACTTCCCCAGTCACTGCACGACGTGACAGAGATCATGAGCACAGTTGAGACTCGTAACCAGTTCTTTCGAGCTGGCAATATGGGTCTCGTGCGCATGCTCGACGATGTGTTGGTAAAAGTCCTTAAGGGCTTCTATCCGTATGTCGCCGAAACTTCCTCTGTGTTGGGCCGTCATGCCCCTAATGGCCTCTACGAGGTCCAGGGAATTGACAGTGAGTTGCATGCTCCTTTCGTTAGGGGTTATGTGAGCTCAGCCAAATCTCCAGTCAACTGGCTGGATGGATGGCACGCCCTCCTTAAGGGGCTCCTGCTGGACTACGATAACGATGTAGTCCGGACGGATCACCTTAACCGGAGTGGGCGACCTGAAGCCGCT